TGGAATCGCACTATGTTGGACGTATATCTTACAGCCCATAGCGCAGTTTGTCCTGGCGCAAACAGGTCATCTAATTGATCTTCCAGGTCTTGATATGAGCACCATGATGCCGGTTCTTCTTGGAATGCTAGGATTAGGCGGCTTACGTACCTGGGAAAAGTATAAAGGCCTTACTAAATAATGGAGGAAGTTTATTTAGCGCAGCACCTTTTGAAGGTTATAAAAGAGCGCCGAGACCGAATTACACATATGTTGGAATCCGGATCTCCTAGTAATATGGAAGAGTATTCCCGATTGGTGGGTTCTTTGGAGTCTTTGGATTATGTGGGCGCGGAATTAAGGCAAATCCTTGACAAACAGGAGTAATAGGATATGGATCTTCGTAAATGACCAAACAAGACAAAACCGCAAAAGTAATCTCCTTGGACAAAGCTTACACAAAGCCTGAAGAAAAGGTTTTGGATCCAACTAAACTTGATCAAAGCTCCATGGAGCGTTTACCGATGCCCTCGGGCTGGAGAATTCTTATCCTTCCTTATAGAGGGAAGGGTAAAACACAAGGCGGCGTCTTGCTTCCGGATCAGGTTCTTGACCGTGAAGCGGTAGCCACCGTATGCGGCTATGTATTAAAGGCGGGATCGCTTGCTTATAAGGATAAGGAAAAGTTTCCCGAAGGCCCGTGGTGCGCGGAGAAGGATTGGGTAATATTTGGCCGTTATGCGGGAGCGAGATTTAAGATTGACGGGGGAGAAGTTCGTATTTTAAATGATGATGAAATCATTGCCGTTATACAGGATCCGGAAGATATCCTGCACATGTAACATGGAGATGTCCCATGCCAGATACTAATGAACAATTAATCGACCTTCCTTCAGAGGGAAGCTCTGTAGATGTAGAGGTAGATGCTTCTGTGGCTCAACAAGCCGGAGAAGAAGGTGAGCACGAGGAATACAGCCAAAAAGTCCAAAAACGCATCGACAAGATGACGCGCAAATTGCGCGAGGCTGAAAGACAGCAACAAGCCGCCATACAATTTGCACAGGGTATGCAGAAAGAGAACGTCTCTCTGAAAGGCCGGGTGCAAGACTTGGATGCGGGCTATGTAAATGAATATGGTGACCGCATAGCGTCTCAATCTGCCGCGCTTGAGAAAGATTTGGAGGTTGCTATAGCCACCAACAATACCTCTGAGCAAGTTGATTTAAATAAAAAAATGGCTCGATTAGCCATTGAAGAGGAACGGGTTAGGGCGGCAAAACTTGAACAAGCGGCTTTTGTTAAGCGGGCGCAAGCGCAAGCGCAAATGCAAGCGCAAATGCAGCAGACCCAGCCACAAGGCAATGTTCCTGTAAGGGCGGATCCAAAAGCAGAGGAGTGGGCGAGTAAAAACGAGTGGTTTGGCGAAGATGACGCTATGACTTTCGCCGCTTTTGGAATTCATAAGACATTAGTTGAAAATGAAGGCTTTGACACGAATAATCCAGACTATTATGATGAGATAGATAGAAGACTACGTGAGGCGTTTCCCCATAAGTTTAACGGCGCTGCCGGAGGGGAAGTCGTCACCGTAACAGAAGGTCGTCGCCCACAACAGGCCGTGGCCTCTGCCGTTCGCTCCAGTAGTGCTGGGCGCAAAACAGTAAGACTCTCACCTAGTGAGGTAGCTATTGCCAAAAAACTAGGTGTGCCACTTGACGAGTACGCGAAACATAAGGCTATGGCTTCGTGATGGAGAACGAGAATATGATTGACCAGAAAGAAAACATTGATCGCACTCCTCGCGCTTCCAAGACTCGCGCGGCAAAGCCGCGACGTGCTCCTTGGAAACCTCCGTCTTTATTAGACGCTCCTGACCCACCTGAAGGCTACGCTCATAGATGGATAAGGGCAGAAGTTAGGGGATTTGATGACCGGAAGAATATCTCAGCCAAAATTAGAGAAGGGTGGGAATTGGTTCGGAAAGAAGAATACCCCGATTTTGAAGCCCCAACCATTGATTCTGGTAAATATGAGGGTGTCTTTGGTGTCGGAGGACTTTTACTGGCACGTATCCCAGTAGAGATCGTAGCGGAACGGACTGAATATTTCAGGGACAGATCCTCTGAAGCTATGCAGGCTGTTGACAACGATCTTTTAAAAGAGACGCAGCATCATTCGATGGCGATTCAGAAGCCTGAACGACAATCGCGTGTTACGTTTGGTGGCCCCAAGAAACCTTAGGGCTACTGTTTTAATCTCACAATTGCTTTAAGGAGCAAATGGTATGGCTAATCTCAATGGATCGTGGGGTTTGAAACCTATCGCTAAGATGGGTCAAAACTCCAACTCCACTGGTGTTAGTGGCTATACAATGTATGAAATTGCCAATGGCAATACGAACGCCCTTTATCAAGGCCAACCTGTTATACCCCTAAGTACGGGGTACATTGATTTAACAGGTAATGCCGCAGGGGGGACGGTTGGTTTGCTTGGCGCTTTCATGGGTTGTGAATATGTCGCTAGTACTACTGGAAAACCCACATGGTCACAGTATTGGCCCGGTTCTGGGGCTGATAGCAATCATCCAATAAAGGCTTGGGTCGCAGATGATCCAAATCAAATATTTGTGATTGCTACTGATGCCACGTGGACAACCAAGGCAACGGCGAGAGCCGCTGTGTTTGCAAATGCAAACTTTGCCACAGCTACCAGTGGAAGTACTACTACTGGCATGTCATCTGGTACATTGTCTATTACTACAATTAACACCACCAATTCCTTGAATATGAGGATATTGGGATGGGTTGATGATGCATCCAATCAAGATTTCAGTGCTGCTGGTATTGGTGCTTTGGTACGGTTGAATAACCAATTCAACAGTCCTAACGGATCTGCTGCTGGTGGCACCGCAGCCACTGTTGGCATATAGGAGGGCTGACCAATGACTATTAGTAGAGCACAACTAGTCAAAGAGTTGGAACCCGGCCTGAATGCCTTGTTTGGCTTGGAATATGACCAATACGGAAGAGAGTACGAAGATATCTTCAACATGGAGAATTCTGACCGTGCTTTTGAAGAAGAGGTCATGCTGAGTGGCTTTGGTTCAGCGCCAACGAAGACTGAAGGTACGGCCATCACTTATGATGACGCACAAGAAGTCTACACTGCTCGTTATACAATGGAGACAATCGCACTTGCGTTCTCCATTACCGAAGAGGCAATCGAAGATAATCTTTATGATCGGTTGGCTGGTCGGTATACACGGGCTTTGGCGCGAAGCATGAGTCAGACCAAAGAGGTCAAGGGCGCTGCGGTTCTTAACAATGCGTTCGACAGCACCTACACAGGTGGTGATGGTTTGGAACTTTGTTCCACCGCTCACACACTTGTTAATGGTAACACTTTCAGAAACGAACTTTCGACAGCAGCGGATCTCAATGAGACCAGTCTAGAACAGGCTCTTATTGATGTTGCTGGATTTGTTGATGAGCGCGGACTGAAAATCGCTGTTAAAGGTAATAAACTGATTATTCCAAAGGAACTTCAGTTCACTACCGACCGTTTACTTGAATCAACATTACGTCCGGGAACGGCGGATAACGACATAAATGCACTTCGGAACATGGGAATGCTTCCGGAGGGCTATGCCGTTAACCACTATCTAACGGATACTGATGCCTGGTTTATCAAAACGGATGCTCCCAATGGAGTTAAAGGATTTAATCGGACTCCGATTAGAACCTCCATGGAAGGTGACTTCGATACAGGTAATGTGAGGTACAAGGCTCGCGAACGTTATGTGTTCGGGTGGTCGGATCCTCGCGGAATCTTCGGCTCACCAGGAGCGTAAGAAATGCAGGGAGGGGGTTCGCCCCTTCCCTTCTTTTCTGGGATAAAACAGCCCTAGCGACTGGCCCAGCAGACGCTTACGAAGACTCTAGGGCAAACCCTCTCGTAAGGAGGTACTTGTTATGGCGAACACTCATTTTTCAGGTCCCGTTCTCTTTTCAGCGGCGCGACCTACTCTCGAAAATCTTAATATTGGCACATGGCCGGATCAAACTCGGTACATGGACGATTTTACTGGTATCACTTTCGATGCCACTAATGATTGGACCGTTCTAAAGGATTCAAGTGCTGCTGTGGCGCTACAAGCTGATGCATTAAATGGAGTAGTGGATCTTACTTCTCAGGCTACTACCGATAATGATGGTGCTTCCATTCAAGGAAATGAAATCTGGGGTATTCCCTCAACGGCTGGTCAAAAGCTTTATTTTGAAGCTCGTTTCCAAATGTCTGATGCCGACCAGATGGACATGTACATTGGGTTGAGCGAGAATTTTGCGAGTAATCCAGAAAATGTTTTAACTGCGGCCAACAGAATTGGTTTCCGAATTACTGATGGAGATGCAACACCTACTCTGATTACGGAATCAAGCGGCAGTGAGACTTCTACCACTGATTTGTCATCAACCTATGATTTTTCTGATGCGACTGATGTTACGGTTAGTTTCGTAGCAACAAAGGGTACAAGTACCGACAATGTTAGGTTTTATATCAACCGGACTCCGGTAGGTACTCACGCCACCAATGTTCCTACGGCTAATCTAACAGCAGCGGCGATGGAACTCTCTGGTAATGCTACTGGTACAAAGTCAATGAGTATTGACTACATTATGGTCGCACAAGATCGTGGTGTGAGTTACTAACTCAGGGGAGTAACTTAGATGGCTGATGTTTTTGTAGAAAAAGTCATCGAGGATGGCCCTCGTAACTTTGTCAAATCTTTTTCGTACACACATGTTGATACTGCACAATCTGCGGTTATGGCGATAGACGTTTCTGGATTATCCACTCTTCAAGATGGAACGGCTTGCACCGGAGTTCGTATTAATAAAATATGGTTTAGTACGACAAATCTTGAATTAAACATTCTATGGGATGCCAGTACGGATGTATTAGCGGTAGTGCTACCAACAGATTATCAAGGTAGTTTTGATTTCTCTTCCTTTGGTGGCTTAGTAAATAGTGCTTTAAGTCCTACTGGGGATATCAGATTCACTACTGTGGGGGCTGCGGCTGGTGATGATTACACCGTGGTCCTCG